TAATGTCTGCTGTATCTTTTAAGAATGTAGAACCAGGATTAATAACTGTAAATGCTGAGGGTAAACCTGCACTTGTTACTGCTGTTATTCTAATAAAGGCATCATTTGAACCACCTATAAATGTGTAGTCCTCTCCAAAATATCCACTAATAGCGTATGCCTTACCATCATCTCCCTGTTCATTAATAGCAAAAATTTGTCCTATTTTAAATCCTGCATCTACTTCTGAGCCTGCATAGGATTTAAATGTTACACCTGTTAATACTCTAACAATGTAACCATATATGTCTTCTTCAGAATTGGCTGCTCCGTCATCAACAACATAAGATCTTATTGTTTCAGTACTTTCCTCTACTGTAGGTGCTGATGTATAACCACTTCCTGCTGAATCAACTACTATACTTGTTACCACTCCATTAGCTACTAAGGCATGGGCTGTAGCTCCTGTGCCTCCTCCTGATCTAATTGTAATAGGTGGTGCTGCGTTATATCCTGTACCGCCTGTGTCAACTGTTATGCCTGTAACTGCCCCGCCACTAATAGTAGCTGTTGCTGTAAGTCCTGCTCCAGGACCATGAATAGTTGTTACACCTGCATCGTCAAATGCTAAGATCAACTCAAATCTTTGTAAAGTTAATCCATTTGTTTGATAAGTATTTTTCTCTACTCTTCTAACACTTGCATTAGTAGTTTTTGTGATTGTAACTGTACCAGTTGTTTCTTTATATCTGATATCAATCTTTTTACCTTCAAGTGTAAGTGGCTCTAAACTACCACCGCCATGTTCTGCTTCTTGAATTTTTATTGCTGTTTCTACATTGTAGATACCATCTGAAGGTTTAAGTACATATTGATATGGATATGTTACTTCAACATTTTCCCCAAATAATACTCTAAAAAATGTTTCAATAGATCTTCTACTACCTTTAGCTTCATAAAAATCTTTAGCATGTTTATAAAAGAATGATCTATCTAATTGTATGGACTTAGGAAAATCTGATACTAGTGCTCCTCTCCATTTATCTAAAAATGCCTCTGAGGATAAATCAATATCTGATTTGTAATTTCTAACATCTTTGTATTGAGCATCCATAAAGGAATAATATTTTTCCAGGAATGTAACGAACATAGGATGTTCTGTTTTCATAAACTCTGGAACTTGCTCTTGAATTAAATAAGAACTATTTGTTGTTTCAATAGTTGAGTTGCCTTGAGCTGCGTCAAGAACTGCTGACAATACTGCGTCTGTTGTAATTGTGTCTAATGAGTTTGGTGTAACTGTAACTGTAGGTGTACTTGTATATCCTGTTCCTGGATTTGTAACTGTAATACTTGTTATAACACCACTGAATACAGTTGCAGTAGCTGTTGCTCCTGTACCTCCACCACCTGTAATAGTAATTGTAGGAACATTATTATAACCTGCTCCGGCATTTGCTATTGTTATAGACGAAACATATCTATAAAATGATGGAATATAATTTGCCATTTATACTTCTTCTACTTCTTTGTTAGCTGTAATAGATAAACCAGATCCTGAATTAATAGTAGCGTTAATAACGCTATCGTCTAATATTAATACTGTATTTCTTGAAGGTTTAGCCACTACTGCTGCTGTTGATGTATCTGATGTTCTTACCAATGCTTGTGTTGTAATATCTTTAACAGATTTATGTACACCAGAATTAATTCTTAAATGTGTTTCTGTGCCGTATAAACTATCAATAACTATTGATGGTAAGTCAACAGTTCCAGAATCGTAATCAATTGTTCCTACTTCTCCTACTACTTGTCCGTCTGATGTAACAGCATTTACAACACCTGTGCCACTATATAAAGGTGCCACTACTGTTGACGCTGGAACATCTTCTAAGGAAACTTTATATGTTACTCCTGATAGCGTTACATTAAAATATGTACTAGATATTTCATTAGGTTGTAATTTTTGATTAAATTTAACTGTATAATTATGTTGAGATTTTAATGTAGGCTTGACTCTTTTTTGTACACCTAATTGTATATTTGTAGAAATAATAGAGTCTGTTGAACTGTTTATTAAATCGTGCAGTCTAGAATAATAAAAACTTTTATTTAATTTATTAAGTTTTGTTGTAAAATATTCGGTAACTGCTGTTTGTATTGCAGTTTCTAATTGTCCTTTTGTTAGTGTTGTTTCTTTAGGATCATATGTACTGTTAATAGTTAATGTTAAATATGTGTATTCTGGATCTACGAAAACTGGCCTGATTGCAACAGGTGTTTTAGGATCAATAACAGAATTAGTAATATTGTCTTTATCTTGTTCTGTTATAATTTGTCCTGCTACAGGATTTAATGAAATGAATACTCTACCATACATTGGAGGGTCGTTTTTCTCTCCACCCCAAACTGAAACAGACTGTATGTTTGAATTACTTTGTAATATTAGAGATTTATAATCTTGTTCTGTAACTGCTCTATCTCTTGTTGCGTTGTAACGGGGTGCGTTAAATCTAATCTCATCTATTGTTTCTTGTGTTGCACCACCCGATGCTGGACTTGATGTTGTAATTGCTATTGATTCTCCTGATGATGAAATTGTATTAGAACACCCAAATGTTTTACAACCATTAGGACCAGTACCTGATGAAGATATATAATCTACATTTAATATATTACCTGTGTCTAATTTTTGTCCTAATACTCCGTCTCCAAATCTTAATTGGAACAAACCATCTATACCTTCTTCTATCCAAAATGTTTTTGTATCTGATTTAATATCTAACATTGTAGTAGATACAGGCCAAGTTGTTACAGATAAATCTGAAAGTGATGTTTGTACTTGTGCTCTTATAGTTGTTGTATCCACTGATGCGTTAGGAATAATATAAGGACCGTCTGTGTTACCTGCTGCAATGGTAAATGCGTTTGTTACTCTTCTACCTTCTTTAACAATAACATCTTTAAATACAAATTTTGTAACACCATCTATTACTTGGGCAGATGTTACAGAGTCATTTATTGGATAAAAACTATATGTTGAACCATCTTTTGTAGATGATAAAACTATATTTCTAGATAATGATAGTGTTGTACTAGTAAATGATGAAGGCGGTGTAACTGTAATGTCTACAGTTGCTGATGCACCTAAGTTAGATCTAGGTGTATAACCTATACTCTTTGCAATAGATACTACTGATTCTCTTTTAATAGCCGTGTCAATAAAGTTTTCATTTGCTAACATGTGAGCCAACATTCCATTATAATGCGTGTTGTATGCTAGTAAGTCTATTAAAACTGCTAGTGCAGAGCCTTCAAAGTTATAGTCTTCAAACTCTGTCTGAGACTGTAAATATGTTTTTAAGTTTGCTTTGATATTATCAAAGTCTAATTCTGATACATTTAATTGTGCCATCTATCTAAGCCTCTCCAATTGTAATTCTAGTTCTTGAGGCTCGTTTAATCCTATTACCTCAAAGTATATTTTTACTTTATACTCATTTCTATCATAGAGTGGTTCAACCAATACATCATCTATTTTAACTCTTTTTTCGTAATTTTCAAATAAAGTTTCTAAATTTCTTGCCATGCTACCTGCTGTAAACGGAGTCATTTGTTCAAATAACTGTCGAAATAGATCTGAACTTAACTCTGGATGAAATGGTCTTTCATGCATCTGTGTCATAACTAGCGTTTTCATAGACTGCTTAACTGCATTAGCATCTATCTTTTTATTTAAGTCGCCTGTTATCGCATTTTTACCAAAACTTAAATCAAAGTCTTTGTAAATTCTTGCTTTGTTTTGTCTTAGGATAGCCATATTAGTATTTATACTTAAAAGTCAAAAGTTGGCAATTCAATATTGAGAAAATCGTCTGTTGCTTTCTTATTTACCTTACTAGTTTCAATGTATGTCTCAATTGATGTAGGAAAATCAGGTATTGCTCCTCCCCTAAATATCGCTACAGGGTCTATGTCTGGAAGAGATGTGGGAGTTGCCTTAATTTCTACATTAACACCTTGTGTTTGAATATTAGGAACTAACTTACATAAATTATCTAAATCCATAGCTCCTGTTCTTAATAAGTCTGCTAGGTTCTCAATATCCACATCAACACCAGAATATTTGTCTTTCATATAATCTAACTGGTCTTTTAATTGTGGTAATGCTAAAGCTCCTAAGGCAATTAAAGCTGCAACTTCTTTCATTTCATCTTGCAAGGATTTAGCACTATTAGGCAAGGTTGGAAAATTAATACTAGGTATGGCAGCGCTTAATTTATCCATTAAGCCTTGTGCTGCCGACTCAGCATTTTCCTTTAAATTAGCAAGTTCGTCCATACCTGGTATGTCCATTATTACTGCGTCTATTTTGGCATTTAAAGCATCTACTTGTTCTGCTGCTGCCTTCATTGCTTCACTTGGTCCGCAACTCATTTTGTCCTCCTATTAATCTGGGGCTGTGGTTGTTCCTGCTGAACTACCACCGCTTATTGTATGTGTATGTCCAAAGCCTGACTTACCATTAGATAAATGATCTACGGTTGCCGTGCTTGTTCCTGTTATATCTACATCTTGTTTGATGTCTGTGTTGTCTGCTTCTAATGTTTGTTGGTTTGTAGATTTTAATAATTGTGTATCACTAGTTTCAAGTTCCATCTTTTCTTTAGATTTAAAGTGTCCTTCACCACCTGTTAACATTAACATATTACTACCTGATGCGTTTCTTAAAACACCACCAACTTGTTGTACTCTATTTCTTGATACCGTTGTATTATGTCCTGCACTATATGTTTCTGTAACTTGTTTTGCTACTGATTCTGTTAAAGAACCTGTTACAGTTATTCCTTGATTACCTATAATTGTTTGTGCGTCATTTAAACTTACACGAGCTCCTCTCTCACCACCAATCAAATCATTAACATCAGTACTAACTTTTCTTATATCATTTCCTGTTATTGCTGTATGCCTGGAACCATGTATTGTAACATAATGATCTCCTTCTATTTCTTCATACTTATCTCCTTGGACAAGTATTTTAGAATCTCCTATAATTGTAACATTACAAGAACCTTTAATAACTACATTTTTATCCTCTGCAATAATTTCATAATCAGAGCCTTTTATTTTGTTTATTCTTGTTCCGTCTGCTTGTACTTCCTCAAAGTTTCCTACAGGATGATAGAAAGCATATCTTTCATTGCTTGGTGTATTGTCTATTTCTTGTACAAAACCACTTTCAGTTTCTTTAACCTGATTAAAAGGATACATAGATGTATATGTTCCAGGTTCTGTAGGAACACCTGTTCCACCACTTTTCATATCTGCAAGAGCGTCCCAATACTTAGGTGTAAACTCTTCTATTTCAAATGTTTTGTATGGGCCTTTTGCTCTGGCATAAGGTTCTTCCCATTGTTTGCCTTCGTAATCTTTACCTTCTACTGGATCTATTTGTCCTGTCATATCAGGAGCTTTAGCTGTTCTTATTTCTTTAATTCTTTCTTCTCTCTTTGTAAGTAAAGAATAATGTGTTTCTGCCTTTTCATCTCTTGCAAGTCTTGGTAAGTCAGGCTCGCCTACTCCACCAAAACCTTTTGGTGCCTCTTCATCAAAACCACCTCTAGGATATGTTTTAGTAGGATCGTTGAAACCATCTTCATTTGGCAATTCTTCATTTTTAGGTTGAGGTAATCCTGCCAGTGAACCCATTATAACAGGCATTTGTCCTTCATCACCATCTGCAAAGAATCCTATAACAGTTGAACCAGGTAACAAGTTAGGTGTTTCCATAATACCTGATGTACTTGCATTTGTAGGAGAGTTAATAACAGTGGCATAAGGAAGATCTTTTGTAGGTAATGTTTCTTTATTACCTGTATGATATCCCATTATTCTAACTTTGTATCTACCTGTTTGTGTAATGTCTGCTCTAGACTCAATAACTCCTACCCACCATATCCAATCGGGTATATTTAATTTACCATAGTTTTTATTATTTGATGTCATCATTCACTCCGTCGTCTGGGTCTCCAATACTTTCTGCAAGTCCATTTTTAACAATTTCCATTAACATAACATAACCAACAGGGTCTACTTTGTGTCGTATAGCTGTAATTAAATAAGATCCTGTAAGTATAGGTTCTACAATGTCATCATAAGTTGCATCTGAAGGTTTGTCTACAGGTTTAGGATATACCATTTTTATTAATTTTCCTACTTCAATATCTGTTCTGCCTGGAACTGTTATTTCAAATGTGTAATCTTTAAATGAATTAAAATAGTTTGCTCTAAATAAACTATTGTTTACAACGGCATCATTGGCTGCTTTTAATTTGCCTCCAGGAATACCCATTGGTACATTACCATATGCAAAACTATTTAATAATTTAATTCCCATTTGTGAGTAAGGACTTCTTGGAGTTCCTGAGGGTACTGGTATGCCATCGTCTGTATGTACAAAGTTTCCAAAGTCATCTCTTACATCTATATATTTTTCTGTTCTTTCTTTTGTAAACATATCGTACGCTCTTATAGACTGAGCATAATAGCCACTATCTACTCCGTCTAGTGTATCAATAGTTCTAGGTATTTTAATATCTTCTATTTTACAATGTTTCTTTCCTAGGTTAACACCTACAAAACTTTCTCCACCTCCCCTATGAGGTACTTCAAGTCCTGGTTGGGAATAAACATATTCCTCAAATAAAGCTTCTTTTTGTGCTGCTATTAATTTTTGTATAGAAGTAAAATAAAAAGATTTATTACTTTCATAAAATACAAAGTCTGAGCCTATATGCTCATTTCCCTGTGCGTATTTTGAAATAAATTGTAAATTTTGAGAGGGTGTCCAATAGTTAGATATATAATTTACATTAGAAGAATGTGGTGTATCACCAATAACTAAAGTAGCAAGTTCTTTTGCTTCTACAGGTCTACGATATTCTTGCATATAATCTGTATAAATTTGATTAACAAGATCTGCTGTATTGCCTGAGAATCTTTTAGATATTGGAGCAGATGCGTCTGTTAATCCTTCAATAGACATAAAGCCTAGTTCATATGTTTGTTCTCTATCTGTGTTTAATGATCTGTTATTAATAGAATAAATTTGAAAAGATTTATCAATAACATTGCCAGGCTCGTCTTCGTATGTAGCAGTTCTAAGTTTCATTGTAATAAGCTCTCCTGCTCCTATAGGTGAAGAGCCTATCAAATTAATAGCATCTTTAATTA